TGGAGAGATGGCAGAGTGGTCGATTGCGGCGGTCTTGAAAACCGTTGAGGGTAACACCTCCAGGGGTTCGAATCCCTTTCTCTCCGCATTTAATGCTGCTAATCAGCTATTTAGAAAATAAGTACCCGCAAAAGTACCCGATTAGGCGCTTTTGCGGGTGTTTTTTACTTCTTACTATTGCGGTAAATAGTGAAGGCGGTGTAGGTGCAAACTGCCAAAATTAGAAGGGCTAAAATTAGGGAGCTGTAGTCTCGCTTGGTTGTCGTCTTGGCTTCCTCTTTAGCCTGCTCCTTTGTTTTAATATTGGCGTCTGCCTGGGTGTCTTCCTTCTTTTCGTTCCGGATCTCCTGCTTGGTCGTGGCGTCCTTAGTCGTGGCGCCGGCGGCGGTTATTGTAACGGTTCCCCGGGTGATTGAAGTTGGCCGGCTGCTAACGTTGGGGGGCTTGCCATGCTCATGGGTCGCGGTGTCGGCTGCCTCAACTATCGCGGCGTCGCCGAAGTCCCAGCGGGTAAAGTCAATTACTACGTTATAGTCGGCCCATGCTTGCTCGCTCAGCGCCGTGTCGGTCGTCGTGGCTGCCGTCTCTGTCGTCGCGGTCGCCTGGCTTACGGTCGCTTCGGTCGTGGCTTGGGTCTGCTCCTTCGTGGCCTTTTTGGTTGTTGAACATGCGGCCAGGGCGAAGGTAAGAAAGATTATTAGCAAAAGTCGGGCGGCTGCTCTCATGGGTTCTGGTCGTTAAAGTTTACGGTTTTGGCGGGGATGGTGTTGTGGACGAGCGCCCCGAAGCGAATGTAATTTAGGCGGCGCATCCAGCCGGCTCTAAATTTCGCTTGCGAAGGTACGCGCTTAATAAAGTCTTCGATGTAGCGTATGCGGGCGCGCATAATGTGGTCGAAGAGGGCGCGGGGTTCCTGGGCGTTAAGGGCGGCTAAGGTCTTAGGGCCTACTACGCCGTCTACTTTTACGCCGATGAGCTGTTGTACTCCGGTGATGCCGTTCTTTCCGCTGGCCCATACCCAGTCTACTACTAAGTTAGCTATAGACTGGCTTTTAATCTGGTCGGCCTTCCACCGGTTCCAAAAGTGCGGGCGCATGACGCGGTTAACGGCGTCGTCCTCCGTAATTAGCTTAAGGTCGTCTACGTCGATGTCTCCGTCTCCGTCCTTGTCGTAGCCTACGGCCTTCCATGTCGAAATAGTGACGCCGCGGTTAGTTGCTCCGCCGCGGTCGTCCTTGACGTTTGCGTAGCCTCCTTCCCATGATAGAATGAAGGGGGCTAATATCTCTAACTTTGCCATGTTAGTCTACGTATTGGGGTAAAATGTATTGAATATTGTTAGCGGCGTTCTGCAGTATGCTGCGCGCGCTGCTTTCGTCGATAGTCGCGCCGTGGGTAAACTCGCAAAAAATTGAGCCTACCCAGTCGTGTTGGTTGTCGCTGAGCTTCATAATTATTACCTTGTCCGTCCCGCAGGAAGATAACAAAGATTTGGCGTAGCGGTCTTCTACCTGGCCGTCTATATCTGTTATATACATATATAGGTTCTTGGCTAAGCTGCTGCAAAATTTAGCCAGGTCGCACATCTTAAGGTTCTGGATCCTGGGCTTCATGCTCTCTACGCCTTTACGCTTACTCTCGAAGTAGATGCTTATCATGCTTTCGTTTCCGAGTGGGTGCGGTTGCACTATGTAAACGCGGTCGGCCTTAAGCTCGTGAAGTATTTCCCAGAGCTCTCCGTGGACTATCGCCGAGTTATCGCTGCGCCGCTTGTTCCTCTCGTCTGCCTCCTTCTTCATCTGCTCTACCTTTAAGTCGGTGAGCTTGTTCCGGGTATATTGGTTATAAGTGAAAAAAGCGGCGATAATAGCTCCTATGGCGCTGATAATTGCGGCTATATCCATGTGTCGTTAGTTTGTGTAGCCGGCGGCGGCTAAGTCTGCTTTTACGTTAACTTTAATCTCCTGGACGCGGCGAAGGTAGGCGCTATAACGTTCTTTGGCTGCTTCGGCCTCGGCGTCTACCAGTAGGCCTATGTTAGCCGCGTTATATTCGTTAACCAGCTCAAACTCGGCCGTTTCGTCTAAGTCTTCGCGGATGACGGCCTTAACCAGGGCCGCTTGTGTGGGGGTGCCCCATACTTTTACGGTGTCGTAGTCGTAGGTCGTGCGCTCGTTGCCGTCTTCGTCGGTTTCGGTTTTCTGGGTGATGTTGAAGTTATAATAATAGGCTCCGTTACCCAGGTTTTGAATGATGGCGGGCCTATCGTTTGAATTTGATTTCATACGTTGAAGTCGAATTAAGTTTTTTAATAAAATTCTTGCTATCGCTGTGCTTGCACCATCCCCACCATGACGCGCAGCGCTGTAAGTAGTCGGCCTTGCTAATAGGCTTCTTAGCTTTGCGCATGCCTGCTACGGCGCGGGCGAAGTGCTTTTTAATACCTTTGCGGAGCCGTGTTTCCTCCAGGTAAAAAACGTAGCCCAGGAAGTCTACGCCGCGGCCGTGTTTATCGCGGTGGTTCCTGGCGATTGGGAAAATTTGCTTATTGGGTTTAACCGTGAGCTTTAGCTCTCGGTCTAAGTAGTCTTCTATCTCGGCTAATAGCTTGCGCAGCTCCTGCTTGCTGGGGCCGTAGATGGTTATGTCGTCTGCGTAGACTACTAAGTATTTAACGCCCTTCTCTTGCTTAAGCCAAATTATAAACTTCGCAAAATATAGAAGGGCCAAAAATATAGAGGGGTGGTTGCCGATTGGGATCCCTTGCTCGGTGCTGTCTATAAGGTCGTCTATTAATGCTAATAGGCGCTTGTCTTTAATCTTCCATCTAACGAGCGCTTTTAGCGCGTCGTGGTCGATGCTGGGGTAAAATTTTTTAATGTCAATCTTTAAACAATACCGGCAGCCCTCCGGGTCTTTACGAAGGAAGTATTTAACGCGGTCGGCGGCCGCTTGTATGCCTCGCCCCGGTAGCCCGCAGTAGGTATCGCGGTTAAATAGCGGGACCCATATAGGCGCTATAACGTTCATAATAGCGTGGTGTACTATGCGGTCGGGGTAGTATGGAAGGCGGTAAATTAGGCGTTCCTTCGGTTCGTGTATCGTGAAGGTGTTATAAGGCGATGGTTTGTAAGTTCCGGCCTTTAACATCTCGTGTAGTTCTTGGATGTGTTCCTCTCGGTTTTTATCGTGTAGTCTCACTCCGTAGGAGCGCAGCTTCCCCTTGCGGGCTGTTTCGTCCGCCAGGTGTAGGTTATCTATGCTAATAACCTTGTCGTATAAATTGCCGTGTCGCTTCATATTGGTGAGCTTTGCTGATTCCCGGGGGCGGTTCGGGTTACTCCTACTATGTCCCCTTTAATTGGGTAAATATTTTTTTGCCTTGTTATCGGCATGGCCTCTGCCCTTTGGTTTGTATTTTGTAGGCTTAGCCGGTTGGGGCTTCGCCTGGTTGTCAGTAATTCCGAGAGCCGATGTTCGTATTCGCATTCGTGGGGGCGTTATTCGTATTCGCATACGCGAGCCCGGCATTCGTGCCGTTATTCGCATTCCCGCCGAAGAGGACGCCCCGGGGCAGACAGCCGAATATGTTTTTACTCGATCCAGTAGCGTGTGCCGCTGGCGCGCATGGTCGCCTTACGTGGGAAGGCGTTCCGCTCGGCTATCTGGTCCAAAGTGTATTTAATCTCGCGTGAATTAGTAAAAAACTTCCTGGCGTCGGCCATCTTGTCGTCCTTGTTGAATTTAACTAACACTAAATAGCGCTCGTCGCCGAATTTGGTTTTTATCCCTTTAATCATGCCGCATACCAGAAGCTAAGGTTAGTTAGTTTTTGCTGGGTGGTCTCCGGACAGTTGTAGTGCTGGTTAGTCTCGTCCGGTTTAATTTGAAGGAAGGCCAGGGAGCCGTCGTCTTGTTGTTGTGTTGTGCTGTCCATGTTGGTGGTGCTCAATGTTTAATTAATAATTAGTGAAATATGGTTTTTAAAATGACCTGGGGCGACAAAAATTGTCGCGTCGCCCCAGGCGTGTTGGTCGTTGCGTTTCGTTACGCTGCTTCGGGTATAAAGCAAAGCCGAGAGCCGAGGTGCGTATTCGCAGACGTGGGGGCGTAAACCGTAGACGCAGACGCGAGCCCGGCAAGCGTGCCGTAAGTCGCACACCCGCCGAAGCGGACGCCCCTAATAGCTTCGCCGCTGCTCTGGATGTTGGTGTAGAAGTAGTCGCAGTAGTATGTCGAAGAGCCGCCGCCTACTGCTGTAGGCATGTTCTCGCCATACTCGCCTAACATCAACGTCTTAACATAGCCTTCGCCGCGTGGTAGGTCGCCTCGTTCTGTGTAGGCCGCTACGCTCGTGCTGCTAAATAGCGCGGGGTCGTCGCAGATAAAGAATATCGAGCGGCCTCCGCCGTCGGCGCTCTGAATGACGCATAGGCAGCCGTCGGTCCAGCTCCAAACGTGGCCGAAGGGGTTTTCTATGCCGCGGTATGAAGGTACGTTAAAGGTGTAGCTTATGCCGGATTCGTTGTCAATCGTGTAGGATACTACTCCGGTGGCGTTGCCTAAGCTGTTAGTAATACCGCATGGGACGAAGGGGTTATAGCTGTTAAAAGTGCTCCAGTTGCCGCTGCTCATGGTTGTTACGCCGTCGCCGAGGCCGCCTTGACGGTAGCCGTTAGCGTCCTTCTCGGCGTTAAATGCTGCTTGGCAGTTGCGGGTCGCGTATTCGACGACAAAAAACCAGTATGTAGTGCGCTGGGCCTCGTAAAGGTCGCAGTTCCATCCGGCGCCGTTTAGTCCTGCGGTGCCGCGGTTGCGGGCGTAGGCTCTAAAGTTGGTTAGCGAAATATTAGTAGCCGGTCGTCCCAGGAGGCTTCTGTAGGTATCGTCCCAGCCGCTGGTGTTGTTGCCTCCTCGGAAGGCTGTAGTAGTGTTAACTACCGAAGCTAACTTAGGCGTAGCGCTAACGGTTCGGTCTACGCTGGCTTCGTAGGCGCTGCGGTAGCACTTCCTTACTTTATGGAAGCCCGGCAGCGCGTATTCGCTCAATAGCGCCCAAAAAGCCAGGCCGTCAAACTCAAATTTGCGGTAGTGCTCCGGGAGCTCTACCATGACTTGTCCGGCGGCGCCGGTTAGGTCGGCGGCTGAGCCGCTGTCGCGCTTGGTGCTGTCGGTCGGGTGTAGGTAATAATTAACCGTGCCGTCGTCCTTTAGAAGGCATCGGCGCATCTTGCTCTGGACTGGCAGGCTCTGGTGGAGCTCTGTGCGTCCTACTCGCTCTACGGCCGGGTCGCTAACTGATAGGCTAACTTTAACGCCGTAGTAATAATCGTAGGGGAAGGCGGGTTTAGTGTTGCCCGCGGCGATGATTAGTCCCATAAAACTTGGCTTTTAGTTGCCCCAAAGGAGGCCCTTTGCGGCGGTTGGTTTAATGCTTGCTATGATCTCGGGGTTCCATCCGGTCTCGAAGCGGGTGGAGATGTATTTGTCGCGCGGCATGCCCCATAGGTTAACCTCCAAAACTACGGCCGCTTCGCCGTCGTTCTTAAGGTTAAAGGGCGCGCCGAGGCTAAAGGGCTGGCCGTCGGTAAACTCAACGGCGCCCATCTCGGATATTTGTGGGCTTACGTAGTCGCCTTTTCTGTTTAGCATCGTCGTTAAATTTTATGCAAAGTTACTAAAATCGTATTATGATAATACGCTATTTATATAAAATGCTCATAACTTTTGCGGCTGCCGTGTTTTAGCCGCAAAAATTAGGGGCGTTCCCTTCGGGCGCCGTGTTGCCCGAAGGGGTTATAAGCTGGTGTAGGTTGAGCCTTCGTCGGTCGATTTCTGTATGCCGTTGGAATTAATTCTAAGAATGTAATTACCAAACTTCACTATAAAGGCGTCTTTATTCAAAAATAGGTGGCCGCCTTTCCACTGGCTTAGCAGGCCGTCTCGGGCCAGGAGCGTGTGCTCGATGTTGTGGTGCGTGAACTTGTAGCGGATATATTGGTCTATAGTGAAGGTCGTTAAAATTGCGCTACTCGGTGTTACTACCCAGATCCAGGCTCCCGGGCACTCCATTTTTATGGTGTAGGCTCCTTCCTCGCCGTCTCCTACGATAAAAGTCTCGTCGGGGTTAACGGTGATGTTTTTGGTGGTGCCCTGGCTGCCTTCTACTGCGCCCGATGTCCATTGCTTCTTAACAATCTCTCCGTTAACTTCGCGGGTTACTACTTCGCCGTCGCGTAGTAGACTTATACGGATAGCGGGTTTATTAATAACCAGGTGGACGCTGTGCTCATCGTTAGAATTTGCGTAGGGTATCTTAAACCGGTAGTTACATTGGCCTATCTCAATTATTGAGCCCTTCTCGAAAAAGCCTAAAGGCACTTCTAAAGACTTGAAGGGGTTGTAGCTGTAGTTAGAGCCACAATAAGGTACGTAAACGGTTACGTCTTGGGTGCCGTAGCTCGGGTTATTGCTCCGGTCTAAAGTTTCTAATAGTAAATTCTTGTCGTAGTCGCCTATACTGAAATTTGCTATTTTAACTTTGTCGTAGCCGTCATGTCTAAGGGCGAAGCCGTTAGTATCCATTACGACACTTTGGGCGGCCGTGATTGAGCCGTCTTCTCCGTCTAAGACTATTACCGGGTCTTTGGCGTTCCCTTCGTCGTCTTCCTGGGCCGATGTTAGCTGGTCTTTTTCAATGACCCAGCCGCCGATCGTGCCGGAGCTCGCCTTTACCGTGCCTTCTATTTCTGCGTCGCTGGAGTAAACTTTGCCGTTTTGCAAAACTCGGAAGGGCGCGGTAAAGCGGTTTTCTTTGCTGGCTCCTGCCCAGATTCTCACCTTCGTGTCTTCGTCGGCGTCGCTGGCTTCGGTCTCGCCTCCGGTTAGGCCGCAAACTATGCTATTAGAGTTACCGTTGGCCAGTTGGACGGTGCCCGCGGTTACGATGCCGCCGTCGATGGTGGTCTGGGTGTTGTCGTAGAAGGTGGCTACTACCCAGTCGTTAGCGCTATAGTAGCCCGCGGTCGAGCGGTCTGCTATACTTCGGTAAAGGTCTTTACGGTCTACGCCGTTGCTCGTCCATTCTCTGAGCCAAAGGTCGCCTATGTAGTAGGGGCCGGTCGGCTGGCTGACAAAAACGGTTCTTTTGCCGTCGGCGGTGTCCTGGGCCGTTGCCGCTGCTGCTGCCGCTGCTATTGCGTCGGCGTTCTCTATTTTCTCCCAGTAGTAGTAAATAGCTATTGAGCCGGTGCTGCTATCAGTGTAGGGGCCTATTCGCGTTGTGCCGTCGTAAATAACCGTCTTGCGGCTCGTTTTGCTAAAACGATATAACGTTTTTGTGCCGGTGTTATACCATTGATCCCCTACGTGGGCGGCGTAGTCGGCGGTCGTCCATGACGATGCCGGGTTGGTCGCGGTGTAGAAGCATTCTATTTTGCCGTCTATCTGGTCGGTTAAGTCGAGCAGGTCGGTGCTATATTGGCCGTTAATAAAGTCGTTTAGCGCGGTGTCGTCGGTGTACTTGCTGGCCTTCTCCCATTCGCTTGCGTCGAAGCTCGGGACGGAGCCCTCAGCCCTGGCCTTGTTGCATACCATAATATCGCCGTCGCTACGTTGTACCCATAAGTCGCCCGGGTCGTAAGGTGCGTAGGGTGTTACGTAAAAAATGCGGGCTTTGTCGTCGGCCATGTCGAGCGCGTCCTGGGCCAACTTAAGGGCGGCCGCCAGGTCGCTGTCGGCTAACTCGTTCCATTGGTAAACGTCGTGCGCTTTGCCGGTGCTTGATGTTACGGTTACTTTGACGTAGCGCCAAACTTTGCCCGATTCGGTGTTATAGTAAAGGTCGCCCAGGTGCTTCTCCTTGTCGGCGGTGGTGGTCCATGTCGATGTTGGCTCGGTGTCGTCCGCCGGGTCTACTGCGTAAAACCATTGTTCTATAACTCCGTCGAGCTGGTCTTGAAGGCCCGCTAACGTTGTGTTAATTGTGTTATTAACGTAGTCTTCTATCTCGCTGGTCTTGGCCTCGAGGTCTGATACACTTTTAATATTGCCGTCCTCGCTAATAAAACGTAGCTGGCCGCAAATTACGCCGGTATCTAAGTCGAAGTAAGTAGCCCCGCCGCCGCTGCTCTCTATTCGCCCGCATCTGACGAAGCGGCCGTTAATAGTGGTTGAGCCGTAGGTTAGCGAGATAAGGCGCGCCGGGTTCCCGCCGTGGTCGTCGGTGCTGACGCTGTTTAATACTCCTACTAAAAACATGTAGGCGCTGGCGTCTACGTCGTAGGCTAAAGGCACTTCGTTAAGTATGAAGTTAGCCCCGCCGGTATCGCGGCCGCAGCGGGCGTAAATATAGTAGGGCTTAGTCGCGGTTAGGCCGCTAAACGATACCGAGGCGAGCTGCCATGTGCGTGGGGCGTCCGGGTCGATGCCGTAGTGGACTAATAGGCCGCTACTAAATAAAATCGTGTTGGGGTCGCCTCCGTAGTTAGGCTGTATTGTTACGTTATTTAGTGTAAATTGTGTAGACTTCGCCCCTACGCTCAGCATTTGGGTCTCAATACTTAGCGGCTTTATTTTCTCGCTATAGTAGTCGCCTTCCGGGTCGAATACCATGTTTAAAAGCTCTTGCGTTGCCTTCCATCTACGGCGGGCTACAGCCGGGTCTGAAAAACCGGTATTATAGGAGATGCTTTCTTGAATGTCGCTAATTTCGTTAAGGATTCTTACGGTTGTAGACTTGGTTACGGTATCGCTTAGCGTGATGTCGTAGCTGTGGGCTTTTGTTAGCTCGCGCGTTATAGCCGTTATTCTTACTTCCTTGTCTACGCCGATGTCGGGGTCCTTGATGTGTATGTAGTCGCCTACGTGTAAAATCTCGGTTTGCTCGTGGCCATAAAGGGTGGTAAAAAAGTTCTCGGCGATGGTTAGCTTATAACTTACTTGCGGCTGTGTCAGCGGTGGAAAGTCAACTAAAGCGGCAGCCAGGAGCTTCTTTTGGGCTGATTTAACGTAGGCGTCGGGCAGGTATATGTTAGTAATAATATACTTGTCACCGATGCCAAGCTGGAAGGCGCCCATAGTGTCGTTAGGTATTACCAGGCCGTTCTCGTCCGTGAATTTATTAATAATAAATTTCTTGGTGGCGTGGTCGTAGCTGTGCAGGTCAAACTCGTAGCCGGCTAAGTTACCGGTTTGGAAGGTAATTTTTGCGCTGGTGCTGTCGATTAGCCATTTGGTGTTGCCGTCGCTGTCTGTCTCGTTAAGATCAAACATCGGCGGCTTGTCGGGGTCGTCCTCTGATCCGCTTTCGTCTATGAATGTTATAACGTCGGAGCCCAGGGCGGTTACTTCGCCTATGCGTTCCGGCTCGATGTCGCTGTAGTTCTTCTCGTTCTCCTTGCGGCCGTAGGCTTTTATAGATTCCTCGTCCTCAATAAATGAAGTTAGGCGGCTCGTGTCCGGTAGGCATAGCTTAGTGTAGCCGTAGTTTTGGGGCAGGTTGTCGCTGCCGCCGTAAACATAAAGGCGGTTAGTTATCGAAGCGTTGTTAACGTTGGTGCGCTTAAGCTCGTAAAGGCCGCGGCCTCGTCCGTATTGAAGTGTAAAGGGCTGGGTAGTGCCGGCCTTCTTCAAAACTTGAAGGGTGTTAACGCTGGGGCTGCTTGTTACCTGGTATTCTACGTTAAATAAGTCGCATAGCTCTTGCAACATCTCCAGGCAGTTCTTTTCGCTGCTTGTTATATTTTGGTAGTAGTCTTCGTCGTAGTCCTCGGCGTTTAGGACTATGACCCAGCGGCCCGGGTAGATGCGTTCTATGTTCCAGGCTAATACGTCTAAATGGCGCTTAAGGTTGGCATAGTAGGTGTCGCCGTAGGCGTCTTCGGGCAGGTGGTAGTGGACATCTATCAGCTCGTATTGCGGCCCTTCTAAAGTTAGCGTAGTGGCAAAAACGCGGTTACCGGTCTTTGAAGGTTCCGGTAGCTGGTTAACCGTGTAGCACCGGCCGAATACTAAAATATAGTCGCCTATAGTAATATTAAGCGGGCGCGCGTGGGTTATCTCGATGGTTATCGTGTCATCGGCCAGGAGCTGCTGCTTCTGGCTGGCCTTCGTTACTACGCTTACCGTGCCGCGGGAGGAGAGGCTAAATTTAGCCTCTCCGTTGCGGTTGTAAAGTGTTATATCTTGTCCCATACTACGATGGCGTTTGTGGTAAAGTTGCTAATATCGTCAATAATGCCGCCGATAATAGGGTAATAAATGCCGTTTTCGGCGTAGGTGTGGGTCAGCGCGTTGTCGCCGGTATGGTCCCCGGTTACGTCGTAGTCTACCGAGCCGTCGCCCCAGTAAACGTTAACCAGGCTATCTACCTTGAAGCCGATGGTTAGCTTGGCCGATGATGCGTTGGCGCGCTGGTGGCGCAAAACTCGCTTAACCGGGTCCGGCTCCTTGAGCTTTAGGCTAAAAGTGCCTATCATCTTGTCGTCGTGCCATTTCTTGTCGTGGCTGATGCCGTCGGAGTTATAGACTTCGTAAACCAGGGGCTTCGTCGGGTGGATGGCTATCATTAAGCGCGCGGTTCCGTCGCCGGTAAATAGCCGGTGTAGCGAATTAACGCGCGTAAAAAAGTCCATTTTGCCGGTGGCCTTAAGCCAGCAGCTTAGTGTTATTTCCCTTTCCTCGTAGCGTTTGTCGGTTAGGTCTATAACTTTGCCGTGGTAGTCGGGCCAGTCTATGGTGGTAGGGGTCTTTAGCTTGGGAAGGTCTATAACTCCGGAGCTGGCTGATACGCGGATGCCTATGTCGGCTAAGTTGGTGCCGTCTATGTAGTAGGCGAGCTGGCTGACGCTGTTAAGGCTCTCCGTTATCTCGTCTTCGGTTAGCGCTGTGTCGTAAATCTTTACTTCGTCCAGGTCGGCTACGGCCAGGCCGGTGCCGTAAATGTCTTGAAAAATTGCGAAGCCTATTAACGCGCTCGCCGTCATGGTTAATGACGCCTTGAGCTGCGTGTCCTGGTA